TTACTAACTGTTATTTGTTTCTTTGCATATGTTTTGATTACTGCAAGTGCAGCACCGCCACCAGCTAACGCAGCTAACTGAAGTACTTCAGCATCTACACCAACTAGAGGAGCGACTGTTAACGCACCAATGAACGCTTCAACGAAGGTCCAGCTAGTTCTCTCTATCATATCTTTAAGTTGTTCACTCATTTTATAACTCCATGCTTCGTTCCAAGGAGTCCACGCTACGTCTTTTTTAAACGTCCCATCAGAATTTCTTTTTCTCTTAAATCTTTCAAGCATATTATGCCTGTGGTTTCTTGTTGTATAGTATATCATCAAAAGTTTGCTTCGGCAACATACTCAACATTGACAATGCAGGGTTTAATTTAGTAGCAGCTTTAGCAATTTTACCTGCACCGTATGCAAGACCTACTGCTTTTCTAGCTTTTGCTGCTAATGACGCATCAGCTTTTAACTTAGCATCAGTTGCTCTAATACCTACACCTTTGTTAGTAGATTTACCTGAACCTACACCAGATGTAGGACGTGCAAACCTTCTACCTAGTTGTTCTTCGTAAAGAGTTTTACCTGTTAAACCAGGACCTTGTACTTTTTCAAATACGTTAGGAGTTTTAGTACCTTGACCAGCTACACTATCTTTTGTAACATTATAATCTCCTGTTTTATATTTTTCACTTCTTGTATCTTCTACATTTATATCGACACGAGTTTCACCAGGTCCTCTATTAACATCACCTTTAGGTGTTTCAATAATGTTTGAACCTTTTGTTACTTTAGATTGTAATTCTTTATCTATTTTAGAAATAAAGTTTTGACGAAATTCTGCTGCATTACCAGCTTTAGCAAGCTTTTGCATTTCTGGTGACATTAACTTTTTAGCAGTACTAAATTTACCACCTTCAGTTCTTGGTGCATTAGTTAAACGAGAATCAGATAATAATTTTTTATCTTGTCTATCTAACCAACCTATACCAAAATCTTTTGAACCAGCAATTCTATCAGGAGAACTACCTATCTGACCTTTATATTCTGCATACTTTACTTCTTCACCTGTAGGTCCAGATTGTACCATACTGTTATCTCTAGGCTTTGCGTCTAAAGATGTGTAACTTACTTTTTTAAGTTTGCCATCTTCAGGGTCTTTAATAACACGTTCCTGATTAATAACTTCGTCTGCTTGTTTACCAATAGCTTCTGCTTCTTCTCTCATTAATCCAGCTACAAGGTCTGCAGTAGATTTGTTTGCTCTATCTGTTATGTATTGCATATTAGAAGAAGTTCCATATATTTTTTTACCAGATTTATTTTCAACAAAACTTGCTTCGTCTAGTTGTGTCATGCTTGGAGTTAAATCATTTGGTATATTATTTAATGTTCTTTCAGCTTTTTCTACATTTAAAGTATTACCAAATTTTCCTGGTCCTTCTAAATAATTATTTACTTTAGTAGTTTGTGTTACAGGTCCTTTTGTTACTCTATCTTTGTCATATAATTCAATTTTATCATCTATAAAAAAAGAATTATTTTTATCAGTTAATCCTGAAATACCTTTAGCTTCTGGATTTTTAACTTTAGAAACATCTTCAGTAGCTAATGGAAGGTCTTCTGCTACAACGCCAGCAGTCTTTAATCTTGTTTCTATATCTACTACATCATCAGATTTACCCATTACTTGTTTAAACTTTTTTAACTCTTCTTCTCTTGTAAAAATTTCACCTTCTAAATAAGCTTTTGATGCAGAATACGTAGGATTTAATTTAGCTAATGGTACACCACCAGTACCAGCTTTAGAAGGTCCTTGTAACATAGATTTACCATACATTTGTTTAGCTTTTTTCTTTGCTCTACTAGCAGAATAAGTACTTGGACTTACTTCACCATAACTAGCTAATTGTTTTTTTAATACATCTAGTTCTTGTTCCATAGCAAATGTAGATTTTATTTGTGTTGATTCACTGCGAACTCTACCTGAACCTTCTGTTATTTTTGGTGCATTAAATCTTTTAATTACATCTAATGCTTGTGATTTACTTATGTTTATTCCTTTAGATTCAAAAAGATATTTTTTAACTACGTCTGGATTATTAGAATTTATTACATTTTCAATTTCAGTTGGGACAGCATCACGTAATGGCTTGGAAGCTATAGCTTCTTCTATAGCAACTTGGTCATTAGCAGCTTGAAATGCATTTAATTCAGGTGTATCGCTACCTGTTTCTCCGTAATCAAATTTTATTTCTGATTCATTTTCTACAATATCAGGTAATCCGTCTTCATCACTGTATAGTTTGTTGCTTACTTTATTAATAGCCATATTAATCTATCTTTCTGCCGTCTAGTTTAGCAGACATTACTTGAATTTCTCCACTTATCTCTTGTAATTTGTCCATAACTGTACTTGTAAGAATAACATCATCACTAGACTTATTAGATATTTCTTTTACATCTCCATCAAAATCTATATATTCTACTTCTACATCAAGTTCTGCCTCTATTGCAGCTGCTACACGAGAATAAACAAACTTATATGCGTCAACACTATTGCCTACAAACCCATCTTTAGCTATACGATTGTTAGTTTGTGTATTACCTAATATCAAACATCCAGCTGTATGCTCGTCTGTGTTACCTGTATGCCATAATATATACTCAAATCCTGGTACATCTTGCACATGTATCATACCTTTATGAAAAGTATTACCGTATTTATTAAGATATTTATTATGAAATCCACCTTCTTTACGAAGCTTTAGTTTGTATGTACCAGCAGGAATACGTGTTTCACCCCAGACTTTAACATCTCTTTGTTCATCTTCTAATGTGTATGCTAGAAATGTACGTTTGTTTTGACTAACTTCAAATAACAATCCTGATGTAGCGTCTTTACCACTACTAATTCTTAATACTTCATACTTCATTATTCATTGGCTCCCACACAGCACACCAACCATACGGTGCTACTTCTTTGTAAAATTTAATACAATAATTATTAGAGTAATGCATACAATTATCGCAGTACTCTCCAGGTTTAGGACTATTGACAACATATGCTCCAGGTAATGCCATTACTTTTTCTTCTTTTTAACAATACGTTTGATTTTTCCATTTTTAGTTCTAGCAAAAATATGTGTTTTAGTTTCTCTGATAAAGGTACCACTATAAGTTTTACCTCCCCACTGCCAACTTACTCTTTTAGGCATATTACCACTTAGCCTTATCTGCCCAATAAGCTGCAGACATCTTGCCTTTTTTAATATTTTTAGCATGACGTGCTTTAAATGATTTTTTTCTAGCTTTATCTTTAGCTGACTTAGGATTTTTACCTGCACCAGATACACCTTGTTGACCAAATCTAATTAGTTTAAGTGTATGTCCTTCTTGTGCTAATACTACATGTGATTTAGTAGCGTGTTTAGGTGTACGTTTAGGTTGATTAACACCTTTTAATCCATGTTTTTTTAATAAATTTGCTTTTCTTGCGTTATGTGCCATGTTACTTTCTCCATCCTAAAGTTATTAACCATATTACTAATGTAATTATAGTAGCAAGACCTGTTACTTGTTGTGCTGAACCTGTCAATGTAAGAGTAGCAATAACTAAACCAACAAGAGTCCAACTAAGGTTAAGTGTTTCCTTAATTGCATCTATTATCCAGTTACCTAGTTTTTTAAACATTGCCTCTCCTATATACGAAAGCAGCCATAGTAGCTATTCTAGTCAAGATTACTGGAACTACAACTTCTTGAGCTTTTTCCTTCTGGTCATTAGTCATGTCATTACCTATGTCACTAAAGTTTATTTCTTGTATGTCAATGTCTATGAACGTTTGTATTGGGTTCTCTATAAAGGTTTCAAACTGTACTTCTGTTACAACATCAGCTAATGTATAGTTCTCAACGTCTGCATTTGCTACAGCACGTTCAACATATTCTTCTACAGCTTCAGCTATAACCTCATCATCTTTAACAGATTCAGCAATAATAGCTACATCTTCTGCTTCTACTTGTAATACTTCAGCGACAACTTCTACTTGTTCTTCAGTAAGCTCTGCAACATCTGCAATAGCTTCCTCAACAACCTCCTGTATGACATCCTGTGTTTCCTCTGTGACTGAAGATAAATTCTGTACACCTATATCATTAACTTCTTCTAGTATTTCAACAACTTCTTCTACAGTAACTTCTTCAATGACAATATCTTCTATAATTTCTACAACTTCAGCTACCTCAACAGCAACTTCTTCCTCTGTAAGAACTACTTCTTCTTTCTCTGGCTCAATCTCCACAAGAGGTAATGTTGTGTCGGTAGTATCTTCTTCCACAATCTCAGGTATGTCTTCTTTAATAGGTTCATCTTCTATAACTTCATCGAGTATTGGTATCTCCACCACATCTTCGGTAACAATGTCTTCCAAATCAAATTCAATAACTTCAAACTCAATAAGTAATTCTTCAAACTCCAGTATTTCTTCTTCAAATATAATAACTTCTTCTTCAAAAATCTCCTCTTCGAGTATGTCGAGTACCACAGTATCATCTTCAAGAATGATGAGTTCCATTTCTTTTTCAAGCTCAAGTAACTCTTCTTCAGTAAGTTCAATATATTCTTCATCAATAATCTCATCTTCATATTCTATAATTTCTTCGATAATATCACAATCACCACGTTCCAAAGCAGTGTCAGTAATAAAACACCCATAAAGCTCTTCATTTTTAGCACGCTCCTGGTCACGTTCTATAGTACCATCGTTTTGTTCTTTCTCAGTATAGGTAACTTCTACATCACCTACAACAATAACAACATTTGTAAGCTCTTCGCGTATAGCACGCTCCTCATCAGTCTCGTTGTATCCTGTTTCAGCCATATTAGATTCAACCTCTATAGCTTCTTGTATTTCCATAACAATAATCTGTTCTAAAATTTCAGCTTCTTCTTCCTCACGAATACCTTTTTCCTCATCTGTTTCAGAAATACCATACGCAGTAAAGTTAGCATTACGTTGCATTGTTAATGGGTCAAGTGTTGTAGTAGTAGTATCTATATATTTAATTTCTATGTCATCTACTAATGACCAATCGTTAATTGTTATAACAAACTTATCTATAAATAAATTAGCTTGGTCATAGATGTTATACACAATATCTTCAAACATTGTATTGTCATTGCTGTATGTCTGTGCATCTATATCGTTTGTTTGTGTAGTGTCATCACTATGTGTGTACTCAACTGTACCTGCATTGTTGACTGCACCAATAGTAAACCCTACTTCGTATATGTCGTGTTCCTCTGGTAATGTAAAAGTATAATCATTAGTAGCACCACTATGTTTTTGATATTCAAGTTCTATGTGATTGTTAGTCATACCATACAAACCACTCCAAGTACTATCTATCTTTACTAAGTTATTGTTTTGTTCTTCAGGTACAACTATATCTGTTGTTTGGTCGTTACCACTAACACCACCATCAAAAGTTTCTACTTCTATTACTTCACCTTCAGGTATTGTAGTTGTTGTAGTAGTTGTATTAGCTAATACGGGTGAAGGTATTAATAAAAATACTGCAAGACACAGTCTCCACATTACATTACAAGTGCTGCGACAACTCCACCTATTGCTACAATTAGCGTTAATACTTTATAAAATTCTGTTTTATCTAGCTTTGCATCTAGCTTGTCTTCTATTTTATCTAATCGTTCAATAACCATATTAAGAAGTTCCTTTTGAGTATAGCCATTGCTGTTTGTCATTTATGGTAAATCATCATGGGATAACATATCCCAGTCCTCATCATAGTCATGGGCTATTAAAAATGTATCAGCTGTAGCTATGTATTTAATTACATTGTAAATCTCTTTACAACAATAACCTACTAAAAACCCAATTAAATAATCCATGATTAGACATTATAGCATACGCTTTGGTCGTTGTTGAAATACTCTTTTAAATATTTTTTTAATATTAGTATGGTAGTTAATAGATTTATCTGAATACTCCATGTAATCTAATATTTTTTTTGTTGGTGTTATTTTGTTTAAGTCTATAGGTTTATTAAAAAATAAAGTATACATATCTTTATTAATATCAAAGACAATAGTAGATTCTTTTGTTTTATCTATTTGTGTATACGCTGCATTAAGTACTCTCAACCAGCCATAAGGATAGAAACTACCGTTAACAAACACTGCATTGTTTATATCTATGTTTTGTTGTGGTTGTATCATAGTTAATTCTAATTCTTTATCATCAGTTACAAAAACTAAAGGAGTAGTAAATTGTAGTACGCAGTTACCTGTGTTACTTAATCTAACTTGCAACTTATCATTTACAAAGTCATGCATTAACTCAGTAGGGTTATGTATCTTAGTATCTATTTCGTATGTGTAATAAGGTTCATTATCTTTTACACCAAATTTCACAATCAAAGAAGCTAGTGAATTTAATTTAAACAATCTATTACTCAATCCTCCAACAGAAGGACATCCGTATTCATTGTAATTTATTTTATCAAACGTTTGTTCTAAAGATTTATGCATTGAATTAGATATATAAAAATAACCTACTTTAGTTTTACCTAATTTAGGATATACATTCATTTGTAATCTTTTTTAGACCAACTTAAATCTCTATAGTTATTAAATATAGTTGCATTAAATGTTGTTTCTTGCAGTATTGTGTGTTCACCTAGTTCTAAATTGCTAACTTCGTGTGTCCAACTCTCTCTTTTAAAAGGAATTATTTGTACTAACGGTGTACCTTTAGGTATTAAACCAGTAAATCCTTTACGTAAATGCAATGACAAATGAAAGTTGAGAGCCTTAGCATCAGTGTCTACTACTGCAGGTATAGCTTTAAGCACACCATTTGGATAACCTAATGGTTCACAAAACAATGTAGAGTAACCTTTAGGTGTTTGTACTATATAATTCCATATGTAAGTTACTACTTGTGAGTGATAACCTTCTGGTGGTGTTATTAATTTTGTATTAGAATGGTGTATACCTATTACTAATTCATCAGAGTTCCAAGTAATATCAAATGTATTAGATTCATCTGTACTATTTTCTTGTATAAAAATATCTTTTCTAAGTTCTAATATATAACCAGCATTTATTCCGTCAATAAAAGGTAAACATTTTTTAAATGTCATGTTTTTATTTTCTTTAGTAAATTTAAACTTATTACCAGGAGAATACAAAGGAGACTCTTTGTACCAAGTAGGCTTATAATTAACAGCTGGCTTAGGTGCAGGTTGCATCTTTAACCATTTAGGTTCTATTGCAATAAACTTAATCTTTTTTCTTACCAACTCTGACACCTTTCTTTTGTTTCCAAAAATCATTGAATCTATCTTCTAGTTGCACACCATGTAAGCTAAACATTACACTAAACTTTTTACATTTAACATTTCTACAATATAAATAAACTCTCCATTGTGTTAATTTATGTTGACAATCCCAACATATTTCAAAGTTTCTAGCTTGATTGCATACATTACACATTAATCTTCTAGTTTTTTCTTTTGCTCCCTATGAAATTTAGAGTATGTAGTACCATCAAATACTCCAAGATTGTTAAAGTCTGCTTTGTTAAGTAACCCCATATCAAAATCTACATACTGCATATCATATTTTTCTCTTCTATAAGGAACAACATAGCACATAGGTTCTCCTTGTTTAATAACTACTTCGTTAATACCTTTCTTTAACATAATCTGTACGTTTATTTGATGATACTGGTCTGTGTGTATGATTCCATAAGCACTTTCCCAATACGGATTATGATGCCAGAACATTGGTATTTGTCTAATGCTGTATCCTTTAGGTGTTTCTACTGCCCAAATATTATCCATCTTAAATATAAATTGATGAACTGGTTCTTTTACGTGTGCTAAGTATTGGTCATTAGAATGTACAACTATAGGTATTAAAGGTATAGCTGTTTCGTAATGATAAGTTTGTTCTTCATCGTTCCATCTTAAATATATATCACAAGGTGCTGGAATAACATAACCTTCTTTCCACACATCAAGAAAACTAGGACAAGTCTTTGCTGTTCTTTTCATAGAGTTTTCACCTACAAATTTATAAGGGTCATTAGGGTTAGGAAATGGTGATTCCATTTGATTAGGTACGCCTAACCATCCTTCTGGTATAAACTTTTTTGAGGGTTGAGGTCTAGCTATTTCAACATCTTTTAATCCAGGTATAGGAGAACTAAATTTTATAAACGGTTTTTCTTTTTTCTTTTTAAACATTAACTATCCTTTCTATAACTTCTTTCAGTAAGAAACTTCTTACTAGAATTTTTAAAACTAGATGTACCTCTATGCCATCCTTCTAGTATTTTACTACGATATAATCTATATTTACCTATTTCCATAGAGTAATTAGTTCTTTTATATGGTACATAATAACACAAAGGAGTCCCAGCTTTAATAAGTATTTCGTTATCTTCTGATGTATATAGTATTTGTAATGATATTTCAGGAGCTTTATCAGATTCTAATACACCATATGCTATGTGCCATTCAGGATTGTAATCATAAAACATAGGTACTTGTCTAATACTGTAGCCATCAGGAACTATAATATTATAAGGATATGTAAGTTTAAATACATGTTTTACATTACCTTTAGCGTGATTAACATACTGATGATTGCCATGGTCTTCCATAGAAAACGTAGGATTAGACAATCTATATTCCCAAGTTCCGTCTTTTTCTACTCTTAACCATATGTCACAGGGTGCAGGTAAAATAAAACCTTCGTTGTGTATGTCAGTAAAACTAGGACATAACTTAGCAGTTCTAATGTTTGGTATTTTTTTTCTTATATGGTCAGTAATACTGTTATCAGCTTCTGTATTTTTAACTTCTGCAGGCATATCTTTAAACCATTGCGGCATATACTCAGATGCAGGATAAGGTCTTAATTCTTTTATGTTTTCAAAACCTTCATGTTCAGTAACAAAGATTACTTTTATAGATTCTGATTTATTCATTTCCACCTTCACTATATATTATATAGTCTGTTCTATTAGTTCCCAACCCTTAGTATTATCAGCTTGATATTTTTCTTCATTCCACTCGTAAACATGTGGAGGTTGTTTTTCATTAGCATCTATAAACTCTTGCGGATAACCTGCAGGAAAATCTTCATCTAATAAATCTTTTAAAGGATGTGCTATAGGTGGTTGCCATGAATAATCATCTGCATCCCATGTAGTCCAACTAGCATATGGTTTTGGTGGTATAAACTTATCAGCACTAGCATCGTAACTATATCCTACAGAAGCATAAATTCCTCTTACATTATTATTGTAAGATGTTTGTTTCCATACAGTATCAGCTCCATATAATCCTTGTAAGAATGTTTGACCTAATGATTCTTGCTCTGCATCCTCACTATCTGTAATAACAACATTTTCTACAAATACTACTTGTGTTACTAAACCGTCTTCTATTTTTGCAAAGTGTGCCATTAGAACGTAATGCTTCCTGAACCAGTGAATCTATACCAAGTAAAATCTCCATCTGTTCCTGTTGCTGGTGAACCTGTTGTTGCACTTGCTGCTTGTGCTGTAGCTACTCTGATGATTACAATACCTGAACCACCACTGCCTCCAGCATGATGTCCACCTTGGTTGTTATGACCTGTACCGCCACCGCCACCGCCAGTGTTTCCTGAGCCACCGCCACCACCGCCAGCTCCACGGTTTCCAGACCCTCCACCGCCTGAGCCACCACCTCCAGCAAACTGTTGACCACCTGCGTAAATTCTGTAATAAGCTCCAGCTCCTCCGCCACCACCTCTAGTAGTAGCTGAACCGTCTATTGATGATGATTTACCTGAACCTCCAGCACCCATGTTTGAACCTGATGAGTTTGCTCCTGCTGAACCAGCTCCTCCGCCGCCTCCTCCACCTGAGCCGCCATTGTTGCCTTCTGAAGGTATATAAAATCCTGCATTACCTGCTCCTGAACCTCCACCGCCTGAGCCACCTGCACGTCCAACGGGTCCTCCACCTGTTGAAATGAAAACTTCGCCACCTGTTGTAGCGTCAATAATACCACTTGGATTACCATTAGCACCAGTAGTACCATGACCAGCACCGTTTCCGCCACCGCCACCGCTACCAACTGTTACTGTGTATTCTTGACCATTTTTGAGAGTAATTGTCTCTTCTCTGTATCCGCCAGCTCCTCCACCCCAGCCTGTGCCTGCTGAACCGCCAGCTCCGCCTGCAATAACTAAAGCAGTAACGTTAACTTTTGCTGACCATTGGTCATCATCTATTAAATTCTTTTGTTCATCTAAACTAAATACGCCTGAAAGAGCACCTGTATCTGCAGGAACTGCTCCTATAAATCCGTGTCTAGGTTTTCCCATATCTTAAAACTCCTATTTAAACGTCTATTTCTAGAACGCTGAGTGTCATTTCTAAGTCCGATGCTGCACCAGCCCAAGCTCTTAATTCATCAGCAGCTTCTAATACAAGTTTTCCTCCAATAGGATTGATTGCACTATCTGCAGGTACTGATATTGTAGAAGCTAGAGCCGCAACAACTGAACCATCATTCATGTCAATGTTTAAATCAGCTGCGTTTGTACCGTCTACATTAGCAACTTGACAATGTATTACCACTGCAATCTTGCTTGCAGGACAAGTATATACTACTGCATCTGCTGATGCAGCTAACGCTGTATTGACTGTTTGAAATGCTTCTGCCATTTTATATCTCCAATATAATTATATTAACTATCTCCCAATACTATAGCACGAGGAGTCGTAGCTGTCACGCTTGTAACAGAAAGACCTCCGTATGTTAACCGTAGTACGAGACTTATTCCGCTTTCTTCTAAGAAATCTAAATCTTCATCTAATGGTTTGTTACCAATAGTATCTATTCCTAGACTACCACCTTCTTTGAGCATAAGTAAAATGCCCATATTAACTTCCTAATGCTAGTACTAAACCAATACTTGCACCAACATTTAGTTGACTTAAAGTTACTCGTTTAGCTGTTGTCGTATTGTTATCATATAACAAAACATAATCTGTTGAATTATCTATTGTCATACCAGCACCGTTAGCAGCACCAGCCATCATTGCATTAGCAGATGAACCAGTTATACCGCTAATTGCAGCTGTTCCATTAGTGTTAAAAGTAGTTATTGCAGCACTACTGTTTGTATTATGTGTAGTTATTGCAGCAGCACTGTTTGTATTAAAGTTTGTTATTGCTGTTGTTAATGATGTAATGTTTGTAGCAACTCTATCATTTTGGTCACCTATATGTTGTTGTAATACAGCCATTCTAACTGTCGTGTTAGCTTGATGGTCAGGTGGTGAGCCTGAATATCTATTCTCTATGTCACGTCCTAATAAAGAAAACGTTGTTGAAGAAGATGTTTTAACTACAATTACTTCTCTTGTTCCAGAGTTATCTGGGTCAACAACTAAATAAAACCAAGTATTTTCATCACCATTAGATGCAGTAATTACTGTAGAACCATTAGTTGTAGGTGCTGCAGCAACAGTACAAGAAGTACCTGCACTAGCTAACAATGATGTTAATGTAGTTTCATAAAAGTTTACTATCTGTGTAGCTCTGTCTGCCATTTATTATGCTCCGTATCTCATTTGTCCAAAGGCTGCAATACCTGTTACGTGTATAGAGGTTACATCTTCTAATGCAGTTTGTCTAGTTCCACGCACTGTCATTATAGCGTAATGTGTGTCACTTCCAACTACCTCATTAGATTGTATTGGATAACTTATTTGTTCAACAACACCACGAATAATTTCTTTAGGTTCAAATAAAGATAGTGTTACTGAATTACCTTCTTTAGCACGTAATGCTTTATATAACTCATCACCAAGACCTTTAACTCTAAGAGCTTTTCTACCTGGTCTTTCTACTCTATCACTAATGTTTATAGGTATCTGTGCTACTACAAGTTCAGGTCTAGCTAATGCACGAAATTGTACAGATTTAACTTTTGGTGTGTTTACGTTATCTGTAGATTTTAAAATAACTTTACCAATAATATATCTAGCAACTTCTGCTATTTGTTTTTCTACATCTCCTGTTCCACCTAATTGTTGTATTGCAGATGTAAATGATACAGACTCTGGATTATCTAAATCTTCAAACTTAGTTGAATACAATAACTCTACGCTTGTATTATTAGCTAAAGCTATTGTAGAAACTTCTGCACCTACAAATTGTTTTTGTTCTGCTGTAAAGAAATCTGCTGCTGATAACACTAGATAACCTTCGGATTCAAATGTAGATTGTTCTTTATATATATCACTACCTGACACAGATACTATAAATTTACCTGCATTTTGTGTAATATTGTAAACTAATCCATTGCCTATTGTTTGTAAATCTCTAGCCAAACCACCTGTTGGTAGATAATATCGCCACAAATTTACTTCATTAGTATTTTCTTTTACACCCATGTATACACTATCACGACTAACAAACATAGCATGAGGTGTAGTATCTATACCTGTTACAACCCATTCTTTTATTAACTGTCTATTAGCTAATACATATAAATCATCAGCTGCTACAAGTTCTGTTCTATATAACCTACCTGTATTAGTTGTACTTTCTTTAGTACCTAAAAATACTATACCTTCAGTAGCTTCTATAGAATGTACTTCTTCAAAAGGTATCTTTGTTTGTCCCTGGTTAACAAAAGCTCCGCTTGTAAGTTTAAAAGAATATACAGTACCATCTGTACTAGATGCTAATACTGCTGCACCACCATCAATAATACCTGTGAACTCATGTGTAGGTTCAACTTCTACTATGCTATCTCCATCAGCTAAATCAGAACCAGACCATGTTTTATTAAATGGACTAGCTTCCCATATGTATTCAGCAGTACCATCATTACCTGTTATCCATAATCTATTCTTAACAAACCATACGCCTGTTAAACCACCTGCACTTGTTTGTGCAGTAGTTCGTACTGACCAGGTACTGGTACCATTAAATTCAATTAACTGTGATGCTGTTGTTCCATTAGCTGTTGTAAGAAATAACTTGTTACCAAATGCAGCTATACCTGTAAAGTTATGTGTCGCATTGTTTGTACCAGCAGCTACTTCAGTCCATGTATCACCATCAGTAGAGTAATAAACACTTGTGTTGTCAGTTACCCACATCTTTCCATCGGTAGTTTGTGCCATGTAATTATTAGTACCAGCAAACTGTGTACTACCACCTCTTACATGTACATCAGCTGTTTTGTGTAACAAATGTATATGATAAGAAGTTTCGTCATCTCCATGAAATACATCTATACCTTTGCTATCCCAAAATCTATTAACATCATCTGATTCACCATCTGTTCTATGTGCTGTATCTAATCCTTGTCCTGCATTAAATTTGTTTCTTGAATATATACGTCCTAAGTTTGATGTAAAGTCTTCAGGATTTTGTTTAACATTAACGTTTTGTCCTGCTTGTACATCAGAAGATTGTATAGTCATATCTCTGTTAGGACCTACAGCTGTACGTAAAAAGATATTATCTAATTGTAAATCATAACCATATCTTTTTGGATTAGTAATATTTGAAGTAGTAGCTACTCTAGGCATTATGTTGGGTAGTTTATATTGTTAAGTTGTACTGGTTCTGGATATTTAGACCTTAAATTACTTCTTGCTTGTTGTATTAACAGTTGTTGATACCTTAATAAACTACTACTAATTGTATTAGAAGCACCTACTGGATAGTTTGATGCAGCTATTTGTTCTGTTATATACCTTGCATCTACTTGTTTAATATCTTTACCTACTAACATCTGTGCAGCAACACCTGCCATAATTATTGGCTCATATTCTGTTTCTAATCCACATGAAACTAATGTAGAAGTTTCAGCTGTTGGAGGTACAAATTTCTTTTTAAATGTAACGAAGACTGTATGTCCTGCTGATATGTTTACAAATTGTATAGCATGTACTGCGTTAGGTCCTGTTGTATAAGTCTTTGTTCTTTCTGTAGATGTATCATCTGTCCATACAAATGGATTTGGTAAGTCAATCATTTCTACTGCTACACCATTATATTTTAAACCTGTTTGGTCTGAA